TGCAGACAAAGTTGTACATTATGTACAACACAACGGTTATGATTCTGGTGTGTTACTTTGTGGTACAGGGCAAGGTATGGCAATGTGTGCAAACAAACACAGAAATATAAGAGCGGCTTTATGTACAGATGTAAACATGGGAGAACTTGCACGGTCACACGGAAACTGCAATGTACTCTGTATGGGCGGACGTATTACTGATCATAATCTTGCAGTAGAAATACTTAAAAAGTTTTTAATTACAGACTTTGAGGGTGGCAGACATCAAGACAGGATCTCAAAGTTTAGTGATAAATAACAAGTAAAGAAGATTAAGGAACTATCCAATGCGAGCAAAAGAATTTCTATTTGAAGTAAAAAAAATTATTCTTGAATACGATAGTATTGATCAAGCAAAGGTTGATATCTTAAACAGAATAGAATCACTTGATTCTTCTGATGAAGAGAATGCAAAACTAATTGATAAAATCTTTAGAGCGTTATCAAGTAAAGATACTGGAAGCAAAATAGAAAAAGCATTTGGTCCACCTACTGCTGATGAAACAATGTCAGACAGTGCAAAATTGCAACACATTGCCAAAGTCGCAAAGATAATTTCAAATACAGATGCTGATTTCAAAGGATTAAATAATTTCTTAATAAAACTCGAAGCAGGTAAATTAATTGATATATCTGTGTTTAAAAAGTCTGTAAGTTCTTTTAGTGAAATGTTACGCGGCGATCAAGTTGCTATTAATATCTTTAATGATCTTGTTCCGTACGGTGCAGGAGTAAAAAGAAAAGGTCCAGGCGAATTTGCACTAGCACTATTAAGTCCTAATATACGATTAGCAGAAGGACAAGGCGACTTAGAAATTGACGGCATCGGCGGAGTAGAATTAAAAGCAGAACGTTCATCAGGTGGTGGCCGACTTGGAATGGGTGGTCCAACAAGAGAGTCGCAAACATTTGTTTTAGAAAAGTATAAAGAACAAGCACCTGAACTAATTGATAGATTATTAAACACTAATTCAGTTATACTTAATCCATTTATGAAAATACTTAACACACTTCTGCCATTAAGCGAACAGAATGCAAAGCAAATTAGAACAAACTTATGCACAGATATGTTTACTCTTTCATTTGGACAAAAGTATGGAAAATTGATGGGCGAAGCATTTGGACAAGAAGATGCAAAAACTGCCTTACGTGAGTTTACAAAACTAAACTTTCAATACTATCAAGAAAAAGATAACTTTAAGGCTATCGTAATTATGCATATTCCTTCACAAAAGATACTTAGTGCAACTACTGGTGACGAGCTAATAGCATTGTATGACGCTAACCACTTAGGTGGAATGGGATCCGCAGCATTCTTACACACTGGACAAAGTTCAGAAGTTTACACACAATTTAAGGTTAAATAAACAGGTTGACAAACCCTTCATAGTAACATATAATACAGTTATATTATATTTGAATGAAGGAACAATCCATGAGTGCAGACAAAGTCTTCAGCAGTGAAGAAAAAGCAAAACTAATCACAATCATTAACGAAGGTATGACAGTAATGCAAGAGGTAGAAGACCTTAGTGCAGGACTCAGTGATACTATCAAGGCTGTTGCAGAAGAAATGCAAATTAAGCCAGCAGTACTAAAAAAAGCAATCCGTGTTGCACACAAAGGAAACTTTGCCGAAGCAACTGATGATTACGCAGTACTAGAAAACATTCTAACAACTACCGGAAAACAGTAATTGTCAGGACAACGAAGATTTCTTAAATTTTGGGCAAGAACGGTTGGTATGCCAGTAGGTATCACCGATGACGATAAACCGGAGTTCTTGCCTATATCTCAAGAAGATGTAAGACGTGCATTATGGTTCAGAACATTTTGGATTATATTACACATAGCAACCTGTGTATTAATCATAGCAGGCAACGGGAGAACACTAGGTTGGTGGTAAACATAAAACAATTCTGGATTAACAGTTACACCAGTGACAAAGTTGCTTTTTGGTTTGAACTTGTGAGTTTTATATTTACAGTGCAGGCTAGTATGCTATTGGCTATAAGAGCTGATGCACCAGATATGTTATTGGTATATCCAGGATTCCTTATTGGTGCAATAACTCAGGCATATGCTAGTTACCGTAGAGGTGCAGCATGGGTAATGATGATTACGATATACTTTGTTTTTGTCAACATACTTGGTATCGGAGTAGCATTAAGACTATGGTAGATTATTATACATTACACTGGAGTGATATATTTGGTAATGCAGGCGTATTACTATTAGTAGGCACTTATTTGTTATTACAAGCAGACAAGATCGATCCAAAAGGATTTTGGTATAGTTTTAATAACTTAATGGTAGCAATACTGTTATTTGTTAACTTATACTTTAAACCTGTTCTTGCTAATATTACCCTTGAGATATTCTGGGCAGCTATTAGCATATTTGGGATTGTTCAATATTATAGGAAACGTAAATGAAAGTAAACATAGATAATATTGGTGGCGAAGTTGTTAAAGAAGACGATCGTTATATTGTTAAAGATAATACAGTATTAAACAACTTAGTTGTTAGTAGCACAGAGTTACGTCCATATAAATCTACTAATGGACACAAGCATGTTGGACAAGAAGAAGTTTACTATTTTGTTAAAGGAACTGGCACCATGTACTTAGATGATATGCCACAACCTGTGCAAGAGGGTGATGTTGTATTGATAGAAGATGGCGTACATCATAAAGTTGAAGCAGGACCTGGACTTAAAGGACTGTACTTTGTATGTGTGTTTGATGGAAATAGAAACCATAAATGAAAGATAGAATATGAAGTACGGAATTGAATACGAGCCAAAGATCGAAGATCCGGTTGTAATTAAAGTGTTTGATACAATCCAAGAAGCAGAAGCACATATGGAAATGATTAAAACTTTAAACGCCAGAACCGCGGCGTTTCATCGTATCGTCGAAGTTGATGACTTGAAAGAACAAATACAACAAGCTCATTGGGAAGAAGTAAGTAAATAAACTCTTTACATTTTCAAAAAGTTATGCTATTATATAAACTTAATAAGCATATCATAACGACTAAACATACAAGGAGAATAAATGTACGTTGACGCTCTATTCGACAGAGACAAAGATCGTATCTACGTTGTAGAACGTGATTCGCGAGGTGTTCGTGAGTTTAAAGATTTTCCAGCCAAGTATGTATTTTATTATGATGATATTAGAGGAAAACATAAAAGTATCTATGGCAATCCAGTATCACGAGTACAATGTCGCACAATGCGAGATTTTAGAAAAGAAGTTGCAATCAATAATACAAAGACGTTATACGAAAGCGACATTAATCCTGTATTTCGTTGTTTAGAAGAAAACTATCTAGGGCAACAAAGTCCGGAAGTACATACTGCATTTTTTGATATTGAAGTTGACTTCAGTAAGGAGAGAGGATACTCTCCTCCAGGTGATCCGTTTAATCCAGTAACAAGTATTAGTATCTATTTACAGTGGCTAGATCAAATGGTAACACTTTGTATTAAGCCAAAAGCACTAAGCAAAGAATATGCTCAGATAATATGTAATAAGTTTGAGAATACAATATTATTTGATACCGAAGCAGAAATGCTAGACATGTTTCTAAATGTAATCGATGATGCTGATATATTAAGTGGTTGGAACAGTGAAGGTTATGATATACCTTACATGGTTAATAGAGTGAAACGTGTACTAAGTGGTGACGATACAAGACGTTTTTGTTTATGGGGACAGAAGCCTAAGAAACGTATGTTTGAACGTTTTGGTGCAGAAAACGAAACATTCGATACTATCGGTAGAGTGCATATGGATTATATGCAACTATACAGAAAGTATACATATCACGAGATGCACTCATACAGTTTAGATGCCATTGGTGAGTATGAACTTGATGAACGTAAGTTGCAGTACGAAGGTACCCTAGATCAGTTATACAACAATGACTTTGAGAAGTTTATTGACTACAACAGACAAGATACATTATTGCTTGATAAACTAGATAAGAAACTAAAGTTTATTGATTTAGCAAATGAACTTGCTCATGCTAATACAGTATTACTTGCAACTACAATGGGTGCAGTAGCAGTTACGGAACAAGCAATTATTAACGAAGCACATGAACGTGGTTTAGTTGTTCCGAGTCGTAAGAGTAGAGATGCACTTGGTAACACACAAGCGGCTGGTGCTTATGTAGCATATCCTAAAAAAGGTATGCATGATTGGATTGGTGCTATTGATATCAACAGTTTGTATCCAAGTGCTATTAGGGCATTGAACATGGGTGGCGAAACTATTGTAGGACAACTAAGACAAGACTATACAAACCATATGATAGAAGAACGTATGGGAGATAAGAAAAGTTTTGCAGAAGCATGGGAAGGTGAGTTTGGTAGTAAGGAATACCAAATGACGATGGATCAGGATAAAGCAACAGAGATTGTTGTTGAATGGGAAGATGGAACTGAAACTATTACAACAGGTGCAGAAATTTACAAGATGGTGTTCCTAAGTAATAATCCTTGGATACTTAGTGCAAATGGTACAATATTTAATAGCGAAGTTAAAGGTATTGTTCCTGGACTATTAGAACGTTGGTATGCAGAACGTCAAGAAATACAAGCAAAGATGCGAGATGCAAAAGATGAAAAAGAAAAAGCATTTCTTGATAAACGACAACTAGTTAAGAAAATTAATCTAAATAGTTTGTATGGTGCTATTCTTAATCCGGGTTGTAGGTTCTTTGATAAACGTATTGGGCAATCCACTACACTATGTGGTCGAGCTATTGCAAAGCATATGGATGCATTTGTTAATGAAGCAATAACTGGCGAGTACGATCATCTTGGGCAGGCAATAGTTTATGGTGATACTGATAGTTGTTATTTCAGTGCCTGGCCTGTACTTAAAGATCAAGTAGAAGCAGGTGATGTTGAATGGACAAAAGAAATTGCTATACAACTATACGATACTATTTCGGATAGACTAAACATTAGTTTTCCAGACTTTATGAAAGATGCATTTAATGTTCCACGTGAGAATGGTAAAATTATTAAAGGTGGTAGAGAAGTTGTTGCATCTAAAGGAATCTTTATTACAAAGAAACGTTATGCACTACTGGTGTATGATACAGAAGGTTATAGGTCAGATACAGACGGAAGCCCGGGCAAGATTAAAGTAATGGGATTAGATCTTAAACGTAGTGATACGCCTAAGATTGTACAAGACTTCCTTAGTGATATTTTAAAAGGAGTGTTAACTGGCGATCAGCGAGAAACAGTACTTGATAAGATTAAACTGTTCAAACAAGGTTTTAGTTTAAGACCTGCTTGGGAGAAAGGAAGTCCAAAACGTGCAAATAATATGACAAAGTTTACTGCACTAGAAGAACAGAAGCGAACAAATATGCCAGGTCATGTTAGAGCAAGCATTAACTGGAATCGTTTGCGAAAAATGAACAGTGATAGATCCACTACTCATATTATGGATGGTGCTAAAGTTATTGTTTGTAAACTAAAACCAAATCCATTAGGATACACAAGTGTTGCTTACCCAACTGATGAGACACACTTACCTAATTGGTTTAAAGAACTACCGTTTGATGATAATGCAATGGAAGCAACGGTCATTGATGGAAAGTTAGAAAACTTACTAGATGTACTAGAGTGGGATTTGACTCTAGATACAAACAACCAAACTACTTTCAATGATTTGTTTAGTTTTCAATAAAAAGGTTGACTTTTGAACAAAACTTGCATATAATCAATTATACACACAGGAGTAATAAACTAATGAAAGACTTTTTACAAGATATTGTACAACATACACACAACCTAGGCTTTATTGACTTAGTTAAAGTAATGGGTACAGATACAGAAACTATTATTGAAGGCTTAGCTGAAGATCGTAGTGTTATTGTTAAGGGTAAATTTAAAACACCAATTGCTGAGTTTATTGGTACGTTTGGTATGCCTAACCTTAGCAAACTTAATATTCTACTTAACATTGCTGAATACAAAGACGAAGCAAATATTAAGATTAATACACAAGAACGCAACGGCGAAAATGTACCAGTAGGATTACATTTTGAAAACGTTAAAGGCGACTTTAAAAATGACTATCGCTTTATGACAAGTGAAGTTATTAACGACAAACTTAAAACTGTAAAGTTTAAAGGTGTTAACTGGAACGTAGAGATTGAGCCAAGTGTTGCAGCAATACAACGTTTAAAAATGCAATCACAAGTACACAGTGAAGAGACTACTTTTATTGCTAAAACCGACGAAGGACATTTAAAGTTTTTCTTTGGTGATCATAGTACACATGCTGGTGACTTTGTTTTCCAACATGATATTACTGGTTCGTTAAAACACGGATGGCACTGGCCTATTCAACAGGTTATGAGTATCTTAAATCTTGCAGGTGATAGTAAGATGCATTTTAGTGATGAAGGTGCAAGTATGATTACTGTTGATAGTGGATTAGCAGTATATGATTACATTCTTCCTGCTCAACAAAAGTAGTATAAATGAATAAAAATCTTTCAGACAGTCAAAACGACTATGCCGTATTCTTACCAAGTATTAGTGGCTTCTATGCTACTTTTATCGGTAAGCAACGGTTTAGTGAGTACGTTGACTATGCTCGAGTACCTGCTGGACTTAACGGTGTTGAAGGTCTTAACTTCTTAAATGCACAACAAGGTGCATTTGAATATAAATGGGCATTGTACTCTGCAGGACATGCTAACTTGGATATCACTAAACATGTTGAAAAAGAAGACATGGTTCGTAAGCGAGATAGAGACAACACTTGGTTACTAGGTGACTCAGGTGGTTTTCAGATTGCTAAAGGTCTCTGGGAAGGCGATTGGAAAGATCCTAACTGTCCTAAAGCAGCTATAAAACGTAAGTTAGTTGTTGATTGGATGGAAGAATATATGGATTACGGAATGATGTTAGATATTCCGACTTGGACATTCCAAGATCCTAAAGCCGCAAAAGCAAGTGGTATTCATAGTTATGAAGATGCAGTAAAAGCAACTCATATTAATGCTCAATATTATCTTAAGAATAGACGTGGTAATTTTAAAGTACTTAACGTATTACAAGGAAGTACACATACTGACGCTGATAGTTGGTATGAAGATTTTAAACACTATTGTGATCCTAAACAATATCCAGACAATCATTTTAACGGATGGTCAATGGGTGGACAGAATATGTGTGACGTACATTTAATTCTACGTCGATTAGTACACTTGATACATGATGGTTTATTGGAAGAGGGAGTACATGATGTAATGCATTTCTTAGGTACTAGTAAACTAGAGTGGGCAGTACTATTAACTGACATACAAAGAGCAGTTAGAAAGAACCATAACAAGAACTTTATGATTACATACGATTGTGCTAGTCCTTTCTTGGCAACTGCTAATGGACAGATATACCATAATATTCGTATAGGAGATAAAGCAAAGAAATGGAGTTATCAAATGGCTCCTGGACTTGACGACAAGAAGTATAGTGTAGACACTCGACTTTATAGAGATGCAGTTTTACAAGATTCGATCTTAGAAACATTTGAAGAAAGTCCTATTAGTCAACACTTAACGGCAAAAGATGTTTGTATATATAAGCCAGGTGACCTAAATAAGATTGGTAAAGAAGGCAAAACAAGTTGGGATAGTTTTAGTTATGCATTACAGATGGGCCATAATGTTTGGATGCATGTAGAAAGCACACAACGAGCAAACAGAGAATATGACAATGGTGAGATACCTGCTATGCTAGTTGATGAAAGATTTGATAGAATCTTATTCAAAGATATTGTTAATCAGATATTTGAACTTAAAGATCGTGAAAAGAGTTTAGCACTGATTGAAGAATACAACAAATTTTGGATGATGGTTATTGGTACTAGACTAAACGTAGGAAAGAAAGCGGTTAATGCACAGACTATGTTTAGTAATTTATTCAGCGATAGCGAAGATGACGTTGAAGAAGAAGTTGAAGAAACTCCTGTAACTTTAAACCAACAGGCCCAAGATAACTTAGATCAATTATTAAAGGAGTAAAAAATGTCATTAACTATTCGACGTCTTGAAAGATTAGAAAACCAGCATAAGGATCTTGATAGAAAATGCACTGATGCAGAAAAGAAACTTACAAGACCAATTGGCGAGCTTAGAGAATTAAAAAAGCAAAAATTAATAGTCAAAGATCAAATTAAAAATTTAAAGGCTGAACTCAATGATGGAACGTCCGTATAATAATTCCGTTAGCAATAACGTAACATGTTTTATTGGAACTGAAGTTGAACATACATTAATGTTTGGAAAGCGAACTCTGTTCGTAGTAGGAACCCAAGACATTGATGCTATTGTTCGTGTATTAAAAGAAGAAGAAATTGAACATGTCTACTTAGGTGCTAACATGAGTTTTAGTCCTGAGTCTAAATTGGATTGGGATTCTTGGGATAAGTTAATTACTAGTTTACTTGAAGCAAACTTTTGGGTAACACTAGATTACGATCATTCTTACAACGAAGAAGTAATCGGAAAGGGTTATAATTCATACAACAGGTTTATTGCAATGATTAGTGTTAAATTTCCTTTCATTGATGAACTTAATTACAATGCTTGTATTAAGATTGATGATAAAGGTTTTGACACAACTAATCCAGGAGTTTGGGTGCATAAGTTGCACAAACTTCAATGTTCTGAAGGCTATACCGATTGGTCCAAGTATACCAAAGATAAACCAGTTAATTTATAAATTGGTTGACTTACAAAACTAATAGTGTTATTATAATACAAATGAGGAGAACATTATGTCAGGTGAAAGAATTGACGTTGATGAAAATGGTAACGTAACTGCCGTTCATGCAAATGAAGGACATATGGATTACATGACAAGACGTCTCAGAGAAGAAGCTCTTATTGATGCTAGAGCTAGGCAAAAAGATAAATCAGTAAAGATGATTTGGGTAACGTTTAGTAAAGAAGGTTTGCACAAGTATCCAGCGGCATTAGACGATCCTGCACTAGCAACTGGTGATGAGTATGATGTTAGTTTCTTAGGTTATATTCATAGACATATTTTTAAATTTAAAGTTTGGATACAAGTATTCCATGATGATAGGGATATTGAGTTTATCCAATTCAAACGTTGGTTGGAAAAGTTATACAGTGAAAAGACTTTACAACTTGACTACAAGTCATGTGAGATGATGTCAGATGATTTGTTTGAAGCGATCGCAGAACGGTATCCGGAACGGTCTGTACATATCGAGGTAAGTGAGGACGGAGAAAACGGTTCATTAATCAGGTATGATTATGACAAAAAGGACTAAAACACTATGGAAGATGCAGTACGTCGGGTCTTTAATGACTTGGATGAATACCGCCAATTCTGCGTTAACAACGGTTACATATTTGACGAGAAAGATATGTATCATTCTAAGAGCCCCTGGGGCCATATGCAAAATAGTATCCGTAATAAACGCACTCCCTACAATCAGTGGATACGAGACGAAAGAGCAATGCGTCAAGCATTAAGAGATTCGTTCCACTCTAAACCCCGAAAGGAAAAACGTTACTAATGAAAAAACTATTCTATATGGGCTTAGAGCCTTATGAAGGTCGTTATACTTTACAGTTACAAGATTGGAGTACTGCGGCATTTGAGAAACGTGGTATAGAATATGTAGTGGTACCTGGTACTACTATTGATGATACTAAGTCCATTAGTATAGGCCAGGTATTAGATGCACACGGGCGTTCATACTTTGGTATGAGTCAGTTAATGAATCTAGTACAGATGATGCGGAACGGCGAATGCTCAGGTGGCGATGCAGTTTTCTTTGAAGATATGTTTCAACCTGGTATTGAGTCGTTGCCGTACATCATGTGTCAGATACCTGAAGAGCAACGTCCTACAATTTATTTACGTTGTTTAGCACAAGCAGTAGAC